GATGATAAACAATGCAGAAATCAGGCCGGACCCGAACGGAAACTACAAACCTATGAAACCATCCAAAACCAGCACCCGCCGTATAGATGGCGTTATAACTTCGATAATGTGTCACGGCTTGGCACACAACCCGGAAGTAATAACACCACCGCCGACACTAACTTTTAATGATGTAAAGTCACTTTTTTAAAACAAAAATGACTATTACTTATAGGAGCAATAAACGTCATGGGATTTTTCAGTTTTCTAAAAAGAACAAATCCGAATCCGAAGGCACAGGAACGGCCCCGCGATATTTCAGATTATCGCCACGCTTCCGCAAAGCTTACAGGAAAAGACAGCACATCTTTTGCGACGATTGACCGCATAGCTTGCGAGTTTGCGGGGCTGTCTTATGGGATTTATAACAAACGCACAAACAAAGAAGTTTCAAATCATCCGCTTTATGCAGTTTTAGCGAGACCGAATCTTGAAGACCTACATTTTAACTACTTTTATCAGTCGATTGTTGATTATTACAACGGCGGTATTATCTGGAAAAAAGGAAAAGGCACCGAAGGGCAGCTTGTTTCTTTATTCCGTTTAAGCCCGCAAGAAACAACCGTTACACGTGACCAATTCACACGGGAAAGAATATTTTTGCATAACGGTCACCGCTACACCGATGATGATGTGCTTTATATTCCTTCCCGCTTCGATTATTCGACAATCAACGGCGGTTCTTCTATTTTCAAAGCTGCAAACGCTGCCTTTGATACAGCACACAAACTCGACAACTACACAAACAGCGCATTCGATAAAGGTATAAGCGGAAAGCGCCTTGTTATTGATATTTCAAACGCACTTCCAGACGCCACAAAAGAACAGGTTGAGGAATTGCGCAACGATTACACCGCAACTTATGCAGGCCCAGAGAACGCCGGAAAGCCACTTTTCAAAAAAAAGGGAATGGAATATTCCGAAATCGGGCAGAACGCAGACAATAGAGCCGCAACGCTTATTGAAAACAGAGAATTTCAAGAACACGAAATTGCAAATATTTTCGCCTTTCCTGGCGAGCTTCTTTCAGGTAAGAGCGCAAATCTTGATCTTGAAAATCTGTTTACCCTTCTTACAGAGTTTGCAATTAAACCGCTTGCAATTCAGCTGCAAGAATCCATCAATCTTTTAATTGATGATAATTGTTACTTCAAGTTTAACTTCCACGGACTTCTTAAAGTTGCACTTTCAAAACGTGTGGACGCTTACGCAAAGCAAATCGGAAACGGCATTTTGTCACCAAACGAAGTTCGCGCGAAAGAAAACTTGCCACCAATCGAAGCCGGAGACAACTTCTTTATGCCGGCAAATCTTATGCCGCTTAACGATGAAACCATTAACGCATATATGGCAAAACAGAAGCTTACAGCACAGGGCTTAAACGATAAGGGCGGAGACGACAGCGACCAGCATTCGCCGGCAGGAGACGACAAGCAGTGAAAATAGCAATTGTGGGGCTTGCGATTCCGCACCCGACCGGAAAGGAACTTAAAAAGAAAGGTTATACCGTCTGGACGCTGGGCCGAAACGCTGACCCCGATTGTGACCGCTACTATGAATTACACGGCTTGCAGACAAAACATCCTGAAAAGCTTGTGCGAAGAAATCTGCATTCCGTAGTTTACGGTATGTGTGAAAAAGAAGGCTTGCCGCTTAATTGTTCAGCGTGCGGAATGGCACTTGAAACGCTTCTTGAAAAAGATGTGGAAGAGGTTCTTATTACTGGGTGCCCGCAGGATTCCCAGGAAGAATATATAAAAGAGCGCCCCGCCCTTGCAATGATTGTAGGTTATTTAAAAGGGCTGGGAAAGAAAATAATTTGGGAAAATTCACCAAAAAACCTGAATTATGGAAAACAAAAATGACTATTACTTATGAGGGCAAAAAGAAATGAAACCGACTAAAAACGACAAGCCAAAAGGCGAATTTTTCATTCGTAGTTGCGACTATGGCGTAGAAGACGACAAGCGCACAATCAAAGGCGTAATTCCTTACAATTCAGATTCCGTTGATATGTATGGAACAACTGAAAGAATTACCCCTACTGCATTTAACAAAACCCTTGCAGACAAAGCAGAAGTTAAATGTTTGCTGGGCCATGATGTAACAAAGATTCTTGGAAGCTCACAGGCTGGAACACTTCGCATGCACAGCGAAGAAGACGGTTTGCACTTTGAAGTAGACCTTCCAAACACAACAGACGGAAACGACGCATTCGAGTTAATAAAACGCGGTGATTGTAGAACCTTGTCTTTCGGTTTTATCCCAATTAAGACCCAATGGACCGAAATTGACAGCGACCACGATTTACGCGAATTAGTGGAAGTAAAACTTCTTGAAATCTCTGTTTGCGTCGCTTTTCCGGCTTACCCAGAAGGTAACACAAACGTTCGTTCTTTCTTTAAGAAGTGTGGAACGGACTTTGAAGAAGTTAACGCAATTCTGAAACGTGAACAGCTTTCAGAAGAAGATAAAACAAAGCTTCGCGCTGTTGTAGACAATCTAGAAGCAATGATCCGTTCAGCAGAAACAGACCAGCAGTCAAACGACACTGACAATGCCACTGAACAGAAGGAAGCAGAAGAGAGAGCTAAAGCAGAAGCAGAAGCAAAAGAACGGGAAGAACAAAACCGCCGTGCGCGATTTGTTTTCTATACACAAAATCAGGAGAAATAACACCATGATTAAGACTAAAGCAGAGCTTCGCGCAGACATCGAAGCACTTGAACTCGAAAGACGTTCATTTATGGAAGAAGTTCGCCACGGTACAGGCGAATTCAACGAAGAGGAAGCAAAGTCTAAGCTTGCAGACTTTGACAAACGCCGTGCAGACCTTGAAAAAGCTTATGCAGAAATCGACAAGCCAGAAGGCGGAAAGGAAGGAATCACCCTTACAAACCGCGACTTTGTAGAAGCTGCAAAAGAAATGCGTGCAATCACAATCGGCGGAAACGGAAAAATCAACCAGGTTCAGCAGCTTTTTGAAGGAATCGGCGAAAAAGACGACATCCTTAATGCTGTAACTTTTGATTACAGCGACAACGCTTCAACAAACATTCCGGTTCTTGAACCAGGACTTGAAGAACCAGTTGATACAGCAGAGGGCGGAAGCTCAATCAACGAAGACGACGAAGCAGAAATGAAAACAACAGAAATTCAGGTTTACGGCTTGGCTTCTGTTCTTGGCGTTACTGCCGAAGCTTTGCAGCTCAACACAGTAGACATTCAGTCAAAATTGCCTGAATTGTTCAGAAAGGCTTTCCGCAAAAAGCTTCATACAAAGGTTTTGCAGGGTAGCTTGATTTCAAATACACAGAAAGGTGTAAAAGGAATCTGGACTTCTGCCGCTGCAAATACCGCAGGTATTACACAGCTTGCAGCTAACCAGACATCTATTAAGTGTTCAGACCTTGCCGGCCTTGCACTTAAAGTAAGCGGTTACGATGAAACTTTTGAAATCGTAATGAACCCAGCTACATATCAGAATGTTTTGTCTGATTCAACAAGCGGCGAAGATGTAAAGCTTTACAAAGAAGGCTTGATCCGCAGCAAGGAAATTGAAGGTGTTAAGGTTCGCCTTGACGCTAAGGCACCAAAGGCAACAACCGCAGGTTCTATTCTTGCAGTTGCTGTTCCTCTTTCACGCTTCCACGTGGGAGTTGCCGGCGGAATCACTATCACACCTATTAAGGTTAAGGGTGATTCAAAGACCTATTTCCAGGCAGAAGCATTCGTCGGTGGTAAGCAGGTTTCTGATACAGACCTCTTCTCACTTGCTGTAAAGGCTTCTAGCTAGTAGGCCAGAAAATAACACAAAAATAGGGCGTGGCGCCCCATGCGAGCGCCCTATTTTAAGGGGATTTTTTATGTCAAAAAATAACGAAAATAACGCAAAAAATGACGAAAACAAGCCAAATAATAACGAAAATACACCAAAAACTAACAAAAAGGTGAAAGTTCGTTTTATTGCCGGTTATTGGGGCGTTTATGGCGTTTTTCAACCAAAACAGGTTGCAGAATTGCCGGAAACAGTCGCAAACCGCTTTGTTAAAGATGGAATTGCAGAAATTCCAAAGGATGAAAAATAATGCTTATTACCGCCGCTTTGTTGTATGCGTACAACGGCATTGAACAGAAAGAAGACGAAACTTCACAGCAGCTTATTGAAATACACATAGGAACTGCACAGCAGATTATTTCAAACTATGTGCTTTTCGATTGTGAAACTGTTTTAACAGATTCAGAGCACTTTGACAGCGCAGCTGTTGCCATGTTCAAAAACGTATGCTTGCGCATTGCTACACTTTTACAGCTGGAAGACGGCGGAAACATAGGCGTTAACAATAATTCAAGTATCGGCGTAAACCGAACGTTTGCAAACATCGTAGATTATACGCCGTACTTAAAGCCGCTTTCGGCATTCCGAAAGATTGAGGGTGCTTAATGATAACGATTGAGTATGACGATAGCGAAGTTCAAAAGGCACTTGCCGGAACTTCAAAAAGTTTTGCTTCAATCCGACGAAAAGCACTTTCTATAATTGCACGCGGAACGGTTAAGGCAATAAATGCAGGAATCCGGGAAACGCTGCATAGTAGATCGGGCGAATTATTAAAAGCGTTTCGCTACCACGTAAGAAAAGACGGAACGGCGAACGTTTACCCGGACGGAGAAGCAGGAAGTTCAATTTTTCCGAAAACGTTCGGTTTGAATTTTGGTTATGACGGACCTACTAAAAGAGCGCAAAACCGCCCGCACTCTTTTATTGAAATAGGCCGACAATGGGCGGAATCTGGCGCTTATATGCCGGATGTAGAAAAGATGGTTGAAAAAGAACTGTCTAAATACTGGGGCAAGTAATGGAAGAACTTTTTGAAGTTATCAAGAAATTTTTGACAACTCAATTTAATACAGAGCTTGCAGAATATGACGATCCAGCGCCCGCCCCGGAACTGCCACGGCTTAACAATAAGTCGGTAATTTTTGGCACAGTAGACCCGCTGAAAGTTCCTGACGTTTCCGTTTCCGTTTTACCAGAAACCCAGGAAGACGACGAAGGAACAATTTCCGACGTGGTAACAAAAAGCGAATTTACAGTGACTTTTGTTTTTAAGGGCTGTAAATACGATGAACTTATAAAAAGAATGTGTCGTTATGCTGCATGTTTCAAACAGGCAGTGGCGCAAAACTACACACTTTGCGAAGACAGTGTGCAGGAAACTGAATTAGGAACAATCAGGTTTTACCCTGACTGCGGAGCTGTTGAAAAAACAATGACCGCCGCCGAAATTAACCTGACAATATATACAAGTGAGGATTATTAACCATGAGTGAAAACACACAATTGATTAAGAAACACTTAATCCGCCCATTCCTGAACAAAGGAACATCGGCAGCGCCTAACTGGGTGCAGATTAAGAAGGCTACGGAGTTTACACGCGCAATGAATCCGCAGACAGAAGAGCGAGACTACATCGCGGACGAACATCCGACAACAGAGGTTATGGACTACAAACCATCTGAAAACCTTTCTGTCACAATGTACAAAGGTGAACCAGACTTTGAGTTGTTCTATGACCTTTACAAAAAGCGTGCTATCGGTTCAGAAGCACAGAAAGAATTCCTTCTGGTAAACATCTTCGACAGCGTAACAGTTGAAGAAAGCGGCGAAGACGTAACTTACTACTACGCTGAAAAGACAAACGCCAGCGTAACAGTAGAAGAACTGAACGCTACCGGAAAATCTCTTTCTTGTAACGTTTACGAAAACGGTACACCGGTTAAGGGCTACGTTACAATCGCAGATGGCGTTCCAACATTTACAGAAGGCGACATGCCGTCGTCTTAATGCGTGCGTAAATGATTGATTTAAGCCGTATTATAGACTTGCCGGATTCTGTTATAGTTTCCGGCAAGTCTTATCGCATTAACACAGATTATCAGTTTTTCATTCTTTTTTCGCAGATGGTAAAACATCCGCATAGATACGAAGAGTATAACTATTTATACAAAGGCGCTATTCCGCAGGACCTGAAAGCAGGTTTTGAAGCAATAAAGGATTTTGCACAACCACCGCGGGAAATTCCGCGCGACATCGGTGACGAGCCAGACGCAATTCTTCTTGATTACGAAATAGACGCTGATTTAATTTATTCCGCTTTCTGGCAACGCTACGGAATAGACCTTAAAAAAAGAAACTTGCACTTGCACTGGTACAAGTTTCAAGCGTTGCTTGCGGGGCTGACCGATACAAAGCTTAATAAAGTAATGGAATATCGGGCATACGTTCCAAAGGAAAGCGACAACAAGGAATATAAAAAATATATGCTTCAAATGAAAGCAATGTGGCAGATCGAAAAGGAATATTCCGACGAAGAAAAAGCCGCAATCGCTGCGTTTGATTCACAGTTGAAACAATAGCGGGGTTTTAAATGGCTAAGCAAGTAAATACAAAAATCGGCGTTGATTCTAAAGAAGCGCAAACCAAAATTGACAAACTGACCGCAAGTTTTAATAAATTAGGAAAAGAAGCAAAAAACGATTCTATTTCAAAGCTTGGTAATTCATGGAAACGCACAACAAGCACAATTAAAGGCGCCGGACTTGGTGCCGTTATTGCTGCCGAAGTAAAACTTCTTAAACAGGAATTGCAGGCAATTAAAGACACTGCCGAAGCTTTCAACGTTCAATTAAAAGCAGAAACAAAACTTGCACAGGCAGCAAAAAACAATCCGTACATGGACGGTACAGGCGTTAAACGCCTTGAAGAATTTGCGGGGCAATTACAGTCTATTTCGGACTATGGCGACGAAGAACTTATTCCGATGATGACCGAACTTGTGGCTTCTGGAAGAACAGAAGCGCAGGTTATGGATATAATGAGCGCTTCAATTGATGTTGCTGCCGGAAGCGGTAAGAGCTTACAAAGCGTTATTGATATGCTTAACAAGTCTTACACAGGCGAAGCGGGAAAACTTTCGACTTTATCAGCTGAAACAAAGAACCTGACAAAAGAACAGCTTCAAAACGGCGAAGCTGTAAGGATTCTTGCCGAACAGTACAAAGGAATTTCAGAAGAAGCCACAAAAGCAACCGGAAGCGCAAAGCAACTGGCAATGGCACAAGGCGACCTTGCCGAAAGCTGGGGAAAAGTTACAAAACCCGCTTATGATTCATGGAATAACTTTTGGCTTAGACAGACAAAGAAAGCGCAGGAGTTTGCGGAAAACGTAAACAAGGCACTTGAAAAAGCAAGTGAAGAATGGGCTATAGGTGGAACCAGAAGAGCAAATAAACAGTTTGTAAAAGACACGATAAAAGGTGCCAGCACTGCCGGAGAAAACCGAAGCGCCTATCTTTTGGATGATATAGAAGCACAATCAACCGCCAGTCTTGAAAGCTTGGAAAGGTATCTTGAAAGTCTCAAAAAAAGAAAGAAAGAAGAAGACGAGATTTTAAAGATAACAAAAGAAGAGCTTAAATGGAGACAGGACAAAGCCGAAAAAGAAGCTATTTTTGCAGAAGCAAATCAAAAGGCTTCTACAATGACTTTGAAACAGCTTAGAGAAACAAGAAAAGAACTCGAAGATTCAAACGACGATAGCCGCGAGCATTACGCTTTACTTGGCGCAGTTGCAACAGAACTGACAAAACGCGAAGCCGAAGAAGCCGCTATTCAAAGCGAACTTTTAGACAAATACAACGAATCAGTGACCGCCCAGGAAAAAGAACTTGCAATTCGTAAGCAGGCAGGAGAGCAGATCACCCAGGAAGACGAACTGCGCAAAATGCTTAACACAAAGCTCGAAGCATACGTTAAGTTTATTAAAGATGGCGGAGATACAACAAGCGCCGCCGCTGTAAAAATCCGGGCAGAAATAAAGAAAATGAGTGCTGATCTTGCCACTATGGAAGAAGCAGAGAAAGCCCGCCTTGAAGCCGAAAAGGAAGAAGAAAGACGGGTAAAGGCAATTAAAGACCAGCTTGACGCAATGAACGACAAAGTTCTTAAACTCAAAGAAAGTGCAAACGAGCTTATAAACGGCCCGCAGGAAGTGAAACTATCTGACACAATCCAGCAGACTATCGACGCGCTGGAAGTAGAAGCCGAAGCGCTAGACCACGAAAGCGCAGCTTATGCGGACTATATCGAAAAATTAAAAGAGCTTAAAGAACTTCTTCCACAGGTTCAGGAAGCAGAAGAAAAAGCCGCAGAGGGCCACGGGCGAACAATTGACAATGTAAATTCTGTTATGTCTCAAATCACCGACAGCATGCAGAGTTTGACTAATTCTATAAGCCAAATTTCGCAAACTGCATTGAGTGAAGCAAACCGCCAATATGACAAAGACGCAAAAGCCCTTGAAATGCAGTTAGATAATGACATTATCACTTATGATGAATACTTAGAGAAAAAAGACCAGCTTGACAAGGAAGCGGCCCAGAAGGAATACAAAATTAAAATGGCAGAATGGAGCATGAATCTTGCAATGGCAACCGCACAGGCAGCGCAGGCCGTTGTTAATGCCCTTGCTTCTGGTACGCCACCGGTAAACATGATAAACGCAACAACTGCGGGGCTTTTGGGTGCTGCACAGCTCATAGCCATTGCCGGCGCAAAACCGCGGGCACCTTCTTTTAGTACAGGTGGATTTTTGACCGGCAATTCTTACCACGGCGACAAAATCGCATTTAATGGAAATGCCGGAGAAGCAATCCTGAATCCAGCTGAACAGCGGGCATTTTTGAACCTTGCAAACGGTGAAGGCGGAAAAGGTGTTGTAGTAAATATGCCGGTAAATATCGAAAACAACGCAGGCGACACCGTGCAGGTTTCCGCAATGCAGCAAGACCGACAGATAAAAATAACAGTTGATAAGATTGTAAACAGCACAATGCAATCGGGCGGATATAACAACGCTTTGCAATCTGCAAACGCAAGCATGAAGGGGGCGCGGTACTTATGACATACGTTGAATGGCCATATAATGTAAACACAAAGTTTTTCAAAGGCACCGCAAAGCCGGAAGAAAACACAACAACAACAGAATATTCCAGCGGGCGAAAAGTTTCCATCCTGAAAAATACCCGCTTTGTGTTTGACTTCAAATGCAGTTTAGGAGTAACAAACACAGAGCGCACCGCTTTTTGGAACTGGTTCACTGACACGCTGGGCGGATGTGCCGGAAACTTTCATTGTGCAGCACTTAAACGAACACCAACTTCGACAGAGTATTTTCGTTTTAAGACAATCCCGGATGAAAGCGAAGGACAGAAAAACAGGGTTTTAAGCTTGGAAATTGAAGAGGTTTACTAATGCAGTTAAACGAATATCAGATTTTTAACAGATACTTCAACGGCGGAGCTTATGCACTGCCCTTTCTTTTAAAGTTTTCTTGCCCTGGATGTTCAACACTTTACTTTGTAAACAACAC